GGCATGATTATTCCAGTTTTAAACGCCAATAGGATGTATGTTTAGTCATCCAAGGTCTACTTGGATTAAACATCTTGAAACCGCAAGAGATTAGGGAGTTTGCAGAGGCTGGGTTGTCATAAGTACTCGTGACAATCCAATTCATTTGGAGAGTTTTTGCTTGTCTGATTCTGACGCGAATAAACTTTTTCTGTAACCCTTGTCCACGATAATCAGGCAAAACACCGCAGCGTATAAGGTAAGCGCAATCACTCCACCAAGGAGAACAAATAAGACCTGCGAAACCACAATCCACGCCATTCTTAGTAGCAATCCACCAAGTTCCATTAGTTGTGTCATAAGGTTTATCGTAGGGTAAGCACTTCTTTTGAAGTACCGACAATCTCGTCTGTACGGCTTCTTGCCGTGTGTCCACACGCTGAATTTTCATGGTGCGTATTAGAAGTTGTCAATATGAACAATTTATGAATACGCCCGTGTACCCTGTTTATCAATAATCAATACTTGTTTGCGTGGTTCACCAAATGGGTTAGTTGATACAGATATATGTGTCCAAGAATCAAATTCTCTTATAAGTTGGTCAAACTGTATTGGTGAGTTCTTAATGGCTTGCACTACTTGGTCAGGCGTAAGACCTGGTACTCTTATGTCAGCTGCACAACCAACTCTGTGTTGTGATGTGTCTTTTGAACCCACAGCATCATTTACGGCTTTTGACCTAAACGCAGAGTTAATCATGATTGGCTTGCCATCTAGCAAAGTCTTAACCTCTTCTAGCATCTCAGCCAAACGCTTGAGGTTGTTTATCTCAGAACTGTTAGGGGTGTTGTCAAACTCTCTATGTTGAGTAGCAGTCAGTTCTTCAAGGGTAAAGTGAGGTGTGAGCAACATATTAGTGTTTGTGGCTTGCGCCAAAGTAGTAAGACAAAACCATAACTAATGCACCATCCAAAGTGCCTAGCACTCGGATAATGATTTCACGCATCTGGTCTGGGACTATATGTGTCAACAAGTGATACTGAATTAGCCCCCAAGCAATCACTACCACCAACGCAAGGATAGGGGTAACCGACTTGTTTAGCATCGGTGTGTGTTCGCTGGTGGCTAAAGCAACTTCGTTCTTACGGGCAGAATCTCTATCTGCCGCATCTAACTTGGCATACTCTAATTCCAACTCCGCTAACTTCTGAGCCGCTTGAGGGTCACCAGCAATGGCTTTCGCAACAGACTCAACAGAGTCGGAAACACCAAACTTAGAAGCCAATGCGGACACCGCAGCCCCACCCAGAGGGCCAGCAACAGCAGTCGCAAGTGTTGGCGCAATGCCTTTGAGTAAGTTAAATAAGTCATTCATTTATTTCTCCAACAAATTTCAGCCTGTTTCTTATAGTAATTAGCCCGTTTATCGTGTTCTTTAACAAACCAAGACGCGCAGACAATCACCACAACAACTAACATGGTCATCACTATCACAACAGCGGTTTCCCATATCAGTATCCCCATCGCCATTCCCTGTCATACTCAACAAGCAAACTTAAAAACCACACAGAAATGTACACATAAACGATTGCAATTAGGCTTGCTATGTAAATATGTACTTTTTCTTTTATTCTCTTTATCTTTTCTTGCCGTTTCAACTCAGCCTGTTCCGTGGCTTGTTTATGTAGCAATTCAACCTCTTGCGCTTCAATAATGAGTCGCTCTCGTTCTTCTTTTATTTCAACCCACAAGTCTGGCATACCCAACTCATAGCGAACCATGTGTTCCAAGTCTTTGTAATACTGCCTTACTTGGCGTAAGTGCATTACATTGTCAATCGCTTGAATTGTTACATTCTTTACTTTTCCCTGTTTGGCTAACTCTCGTGTCTCTTCTAACTTCTTTTCGTGCGCTTCTTCTATTTGGTCTTGATTGTGAAAGAATTTCGAGAGTAACCCACCGACCTCACCAGCAATACCCGCAACCTCACCGCCAGTCCTCTTGACATCTTTGTAGACCTCAACGGCTGTCTTAATTCCCTCATAGGCTAGTTTGCAAGCTGCAAAGGTAAGGGTGATGGGTTCCACATCACTTGTGCGTCATAAAAGTAAATATCACGCCACCCATGCCTATCAATAGGACTCCACAGGCGTTGATAATTATTTGTTCTAAGCGCTTTAGACGAGCATTGATTTGCTCGTAACGCATTGCACAAACTTCTTCGTGTGCCGACAAGCGGGCATCTGTTGCATCTATGGTGTTCATAATTTCATGATATACGCAAGCGCATAGTAAGGATTAAGAATAGAGAATGAAGTGCCAGAGCCAACAGAGGCGTTTGTAGTTGCTACTGTTATTCCAGTTGTTACTGTATTAGTAATTGGTGTTGTAGTGGTAGTTCCAGTACCCGCTTTTTGGTTTGTTGAACCAATAGATGCAGTACCATAGGCGTTGTAATCACTTGGCACACCAGAATTATGGAAGTGACCAGGGTCTGTAACAACAGAAGTCGCTGTATGCGTATGTGATGGCAAGTTACCAGTAACCAAAGTAGCAGAACTAGCACCACCCGTTCCGTTTACCGCATAACTAGAACCAGCACCGACAATAAATCTGTCTGTCAGGTTAGGCGTTCCATTTGAGCCATCACATAAATTCCAGCCCGTAGGAATAGAACCAATCGAGCCAGACCAAAGCGAAATCAAACCAGTAGGAATAGATGTTCCAGATGTGCCTTGTACGCCAATAATTCCATATAAATTGTCGTATGTTTGTATAACAGCATTAGCAGAATCCGCTAATACAAACTTGTAGTTAATGCCATAGGTCAACCAGATTTCTACTTGTGGTCTGCCGTCTGTGCCTAACTGGATTGGGTTGGTGTTAGCAATAGTTCCAGCGTTATCAGAATAGGTCGTAGCAGGCGTTGTAGAGCCTGCTTGGTAGGTATATAAATACCCACCATTAAGAGGTAATCCAGTAGTGGTAAAGAACTGAAAGCCGTTACCGATGGGGGAGAGATTGACTGCCATTATTTTTCCTTACCAATATCTTTAAGTTGAACGCCAGCACCTGGTTTTAATGTTTCTTTTACTTGCTTTTTAGCAGAACGCTTTTCTAAAAATTGTCTGCCAATAGTACCAATCGGCAAACCTTTGGCTGCAATATTGACCCCATGCTCAGTTGCACCTTTTGCATATTGTCCCAAAGCGCCAACCATAGTGTTGGACTCATTGACAAATGACCCGCGAGGTCTTGCTTCTATGAGTTGACCAGTTTTAGCCAAGTCTTTTAGCACTTGTGCATCTTCACCAAACAAGGCTGTCAACTTCTTGTTTACATCAAGATTGTTAATAAAACCTGTAAATTTTCCAGTATTAAAATTACCAGACTTATCGGTAGATTCTCGAATCATGTAATCCATAGCGCCAGCGCGTAACTGTTTGACCGCATCTGGATTCTTAGACAACATATCCAAGGCTTTGGCAAAGTCTAAATTCTTAGACCTAAACACCACTTGTGGAATGAAATTGCTACTATCCGCACCGCCATTAACAATGTCAGCATAAGTCTTGTTGTATGTTGGCTTCGTCTTGTCTAACAAATCAAATTCTTGTTTAGCCAAACTACGCGCTTGGTCTGCCACCACCTTGGCTTCTGCTGTTTCACCAATTAAAGGAAGTTTTTCTAATTCGCCACGAACTAAAGTCAAGGCATGAACAGCGTTGCCATCTTGTGCTGACTGTGCTTTACGGGTTTCTCTAGCAATTTGAGTACGTAAATTCTCATATTGGGCAAAGTTCATTGGTTTGCCTTCTAAATAAGAATCTACTTTAGTTTTTATTGTTGAAGGCAAAAAGTCTATATCTTCATTAGCAGTCAATGCAGATTTAGCATTTTGTGCAAATGTCTTGCTATCTACTTCAATCTTTCCAGCACCTAAGTCATCTAACTTTGTATATGCGTCACTAATAGAACTTTGTCTGTCTTTGTTTAGTTGTTGAAAGGCTTCTATTGCGCGTTCAGAATTGGCAACAAAATCAGTCTCGAATGTGCCTTCGCCCGTCTTTTGTTTGATTAAATTGGCATTTTCTTGCAACGCTTTGTTTTGCTCGTTGTAATGTTGGGCTAGTTCGCCTTTCATGCCACGCTCATTACGTTCAAAAGAAATAAGGCTTGGGTCTTGTAATGCTTGCCCTTTGGTCAAACGAACTGGCACAGGCAATGTGTCTGCCATTAGTTGATTCTCTAATGCAGGCTTATTAATTTGCTCTGGTCGCAAACCTTTTAATTCGTTGGCTAATTCTGGGGAAGCCCTACCTATTGCTTCTTGCAACATCGCTTGATTTGTAGTGGCCGCAGCACCGCCAGATTGAATAGCACCTGGCTTACCAACAGTTTCAATCCTAACTTTAGGCATTGATGGCGCAAGTTCTTTAGCCGCGCTGACCACACCCTTACCAAATTTGCCAGCGCCAACACCAGTAGCTGCTATTCCAGCCTCCATTACTGCCTGCACATCTTGAACAGGAACGCCAAACTTAGACGCAATACTTTGTGCGCTTTCATTTAAGTGTTCCCCAATGTAATTCTGAATAGATACGGGAATGGAAGTCTTATAGGCTTCTGTTTGAGCCAACCCAGTCAATCGACCTACGGGTTGTGCAATAGCCTCTGGAACTTTAGATGCTGCTCTTTGGGCTTCTTCTGGCGTTAAACCAAATGCGCGACCAACACCATAACCTACAAAATTAGGCACACCAGCAAGCATATCTATTGCGCCTGCCACATTGCCTGCTATGGTTTTAGGTATGGTTTGCTTGGCTTCAAATGCTTTTTGCAATACAGAGCCAACAACATTGCTTTGTTTCGGTGCTGTTTGTGATGCTTTTTCAATAGTCTCAGGCGCATCCCATAAATCAGCAAGCGTAGATTTAGCAGGGCCAATTTCACTACCTTGTTTAAAAGTAGAGAAACGGCTTGGTTTTGGCGCTACATCCGCTTCTGGAGCATCCCAAAGTTCAGCAAGTGTTCCCATTAAAGAACTCCTAATTCTCTGGCTAACTTAATTTTTCTGCTTAATTCGGCTTGGTCAGCGGGTGACATGGACTTGCGTAGTTTTGCAACATCAGCAGGAGTCATTTCTTGGAATAAACGAGAATCTGCAATTTGATTAAATTGATTGATTTTTGTTTGGTATTCTGCGGCATTACCAACAAATGGCTGAACAAAGTTAGATTTTGCAACCTTCATTTTTTCTATGCCAATCAGTTGGTCAGTAACTCTTGCAATACCTTCTTTTGTCATTTTAGTATTAGGGTTAGCAAACTCAGCCAATGCTCTAGCTGCATCCGTGTTGCCACCAGCAAGTTGCAATAACTTGGTATTTTTAACCAATTCATCAGTTGCTGTTGTTTCCAATGTTGCCAAAGGAATACCTAATACTTGAGCAAAACTGGCAATTACTTGTCTGCGTTCAGCCGTTGGCCCAGTCAACGCTTCTGGAGTTAATTTCTTAATGTTTTGGAAAATACCAATTCTTGTAGGTGCTTGTTGAGCATCTGCGTAAGTAGTTGCCCAATCACCTTTTACAGTTTCTCCTACGCCTGTTTGTGCCGCTTGTTGGGCTGGGCCAAGTTGGGTGACTAAAGGTGCGTTAGTACGCTGTGATGCTGTCCCCAATAGTTTCTTTTGACCCGTTATTGGGTCAATAATTTCTGTACTTGGAGGTAATTGCGCTTCAATAGATGGGCCAGCAATGTTGCCAGGCGCTTGTGCCGCCAGTTGTGGGCTACCACCAGTAACAGGCGTAATAGTCGCACCAGTTTGAATAAACTGAGAGGAGGGGAATAGTTTTTCTAACTGTGATTCTGCTGTTAAAGAATTGGTAGCGTGTTTGGCAATAAATGCACGTAATTCTTTATCTGTTCCAGATGTGGGCAGATTTTGAACCGCTTGAGTAATTGCTTGAGTAGGCGCACCAGCGTTAACCATAGTAGAAACTACATGGTCTTTAATTTGCGCTGGAGTTACTTCTTCTTTTTGATTAAGAAGTTTTAACAAGTTTCTAGAAGAATTTTGTTGTTGTTTCAACATATTTTCTAGTTGAGCAGTATTAGTCCCGATTTGGGCAGTCTTAGCAGCTTCTTGTGCTTGTGTAATTCTTGGTGTTTCTGTGCCTGCCGCTACATTTGCCTCTGCTTGTAATCTTTTTAATTCAAGAGGATTTGCTTGTTCGGCTTGCTGATAAGCCTGTGCGCCACGCGCAATACCAAGCATATCCGCAAGCGTCATTACTTGCGGTGGTTTAATTCCTAGTGCTACTGGTTCTGCCATGATTATTCCTTATGCCATGTTTATGTTTAGTGGCACATCGCTAATTATTGGAGATGAAACAGCGCCGCCACCACCTACATTTATTCCAGCAGTTGTTGGTGCTGTTGTTCTTGGTGCAAGTAATTGAGACAAATAATATTGATTGCCTGCGTTTTGTAAACCACCAGCAAGCGCATTTGATGCACCTACTTGGCCACCTGCTTGAGCAGCACCCACATTAGCGATTGTTCCACCAATGTTTCCAGCTGCCGTAGTGCCTGTTTGTGCGCTTGTGTTGTATGCGTTTTGGCCTAATCCAGCAATACCCGCTAAAGTGTTGTAAATATTTGTGCGGTTTGTTTGGAAGCGATTGAAAGCATTTCCATATTCAGTTGATGCTAATCCTTGGGTATAGTCTTCAAGACCTTTTAAAGCGTTTCCACTTATACCGCCACCAGCCATATTTGCGGCTCTTTGGTTGGCAAGTTGACCTTGTTCAAGTCGGAATTGGTAGCCTGGGTCTATGCCTTGTGCAAAATCAGCAGGTGTATAGCCTTGAGTTAAAAAGCCAGTTCCTGTGCCAACCCCCGTTGGATTGCCTTGAGCATCGTACATTTGATATGTGCCAGAACCTAGCCCACCCAAAGTATTTAATGCTTGGTAACCAGCGGCACGACCAGGCGCACCTTGCGCTTGAGTAGTTTCAAACTGCTGTTGTTGTATATCAGCAGAACGATTTAAAGCCCCCGCTTGTGTATTAGCTGCACTTTTAGCGGCTTGTCCTTGCATATAGCCACCAACAAGTGCCGCACCACCGCCAATAATTGCCGCTGTTACCCATGACATTTATCTATCCTCCAAGGCTTGCACCTTTAATTTATTAGACGAATCATATAAAGATAACTCGTCTGGTTCTATCAATTCTTTTTCAATCTTGTCTAAATTGGTTTTACTTGTCTTGTGAAAAGTAATTCCAATAGCATCAGTTACAGCCAAAGTCACGCGCTTAGTACCTGCTTTAGAACACAGCACATCGCCAGCGTTCAAAGTGACCATGCCCTTTTCAGACCAAGCAATAATTTGACCTTTGGCGCACATAAAAAAGTGGTCTTTCTTATGAACTTTGCCAACAATCAGCGTTCCTGCTGGTCTAATCAATTTCCGACAATACATCCCACCAGAGAAATAATGCTCAGTCTCCAATTCAGCCTGTGGCATCTTTATCATTTCATGCTGTAAACGCTCAATTTCTTGAAGCGTTGGCACATGATTTTGAAGTAACTCTATATCAGACATTGTAATATGGCACTTTATATGGCACACCATTTATAGTGATGTTTATAAAGCCCACGGGGTTGGCAGGCAATGTAGCCGAGCCAGCCGTAGCCGTAGCTGCCGAACTGAAGTTGAGCAGATTCAAAAAGAACTGTTGCCATGCCCTTGTTGGTCTTTTGGTCTGTCCATCAAGAAACTCAGACTGTGGGTATGGGTTTAACTGCGAGGTGTTAGAAATTCCGTATGCCATCAGTTTTCCCCCTGAGTTGCTTTGAGGTTGGCCGAAACAATCACCGCATTTACTGGGTCGGTAATAGATACCTCAAACACTCTATCCCTAGCCATGCCTAATCTTCTCCAAATGGCACGATTCTTATATTTACCTTCTTGACCGATAGTCACCCAGTATTCCCGTGACCAAGTAGAACCACCATCATTAGACCAGCGAAGCATCGCTTGGGGGTAGTTGGTATCGGTTAAAGAGGTTATTGGGTTTGCTACGCCAATTACATAAGTTAGCGTAGGGGCAATGGTTAATGTTGCAGATGCGCCAATAACATAAGGCGAACCAAGATAAATGTTTGTATCTGTGGATACGCTTGTGCCAGTAGTACCAACGCCAGGTTGAAACTGGATTTGCAATTCATCAAAATACTGTCTTTGTAGGTCTGTCACCAAATGTGGTGCGCGTCTTAACCTACGAATATTCTGTCCGTTGTCGGTGTAATTTTGCTTATCTAACTCATAAATTGAGCCGTTTGCGTAGTCACCCACCAAAACCATACCTTGAAATACTGCACAGCAATTACCTCTATGTCTAGAGTAAGTGCCTGTATTGTCTGTATATAACCATTTGTGCCACATACCAGAGGCTATGTCGTAAGCCCAAGTAAGGTTCAAAGTAGGGAAAGACACCACATAAACTTCGTGGCCTTCTAACTGGTAAGTCCACGCTATCGCATCATCTACATACTGGTTGGTTATGGAGTTCTCAACCGCATGGTTAGATATGCGTGAAGGCACATAGCCTTTCATCTGCATAATCTGCGCTTGACCTCGGTTGTTGCGAGATACATAAGCAAAAGAATCACCAAGGCGAGCAAGGGAGAATCGAGCTGCAACCCCGTGTTGGGTAGAAGTGCCTGGTATCCGCTGGAAAGGGAAAGGCACAGCCCCCACATCTGTCCACACCTCCGATGAAGCCTCACCCATTAGATAGACTTCTCGGTGGTCAACAATAAGAGCCACTAAGTTATCTGGCGAGCCGTCTTTACTAGAAAACGATGTAGAACCAGAAATAGGCGATAAAACCCCAGATGCACCCCATTGCTGAGATGCTGGTCGGTTGTAAACAAAATAGTTATCAACAATGTCGCAAGTCTCACCACCCGTGAACGCGCCATCGCTAGACGGCAACACAGTCCAATTAAGTGCGTACATGGTCTCAGAAGCCACAGTCTGAGAATTATTTATTGTGTAAGTTCCTGTGCTACCGCTTCCAGTTCCCAAAGCCGTGATGATGGTTTGGGTTGTGATTCCAGCGCCTTGTATGGTCTGACCTACATATAAAGTACCACTAGAAACCGCAGTCACAGTCATCGTAGTGCCAGACATTGACGCTGTAATGATTGCGCCTGGGCTTGATGTGTACATCTGGCTAGAAGCGATGGTTTGGGATAACCCAAGGGTATATGTACCCACACCGCCTGTTCCCGTTCCTAGAGCCGTTATAACTGTTTCTTGTAACGCGCCAACAGCAAAGAAATGCTGTCCAACAGCGATAGTTCCTGACTTAATAGAACTAACAGTTAAAGTAGTACCTGAAGTAGAACCCGTAAATACAGCAGAAGTAACAGTATTTATACGCCATGTATAGCGGTTTGTGCCGTCAACGATATACGCATTTATTCCGTTATCAGATATGGTCACACGACCAGATGATGTGGCTAACAGACCTATCAGCGTAGGGTTTAGCGTGGAATCCATTACATAGACGTAAGACCCACACACCACTAACATCTTCTGTCCACCAGAAAGGGTACGCATACCGCGCACTTCTTGCTGGTTAGGCAAAATGGCTTTAATTGTTAGTCCAGGCGTTGGATAAAGCGCCACCACACCCCTATCACCAGGCTGTTTAAGTGGGTCAATCTCTGGAAGGAAATTGATGCACTCAGAACTATCTTGGTAGATAGAGGTTGCGGGGTAGGAAGGGCCTACAAAGCCAAAGTCTGCCATTACCTAGCAAAGCCTCCCGAAAGTATCCATCCAGCATCTTTGGCACGACCAACTAAAAGCGCATCTGGATATCTTGACACCATCGGTGGCTTCATGTTTGTGCGTTTTAGCGTAGCCTTGGCTTGAGCTGCATAGGCATTAATCATGGATATTTGCACAGTAGATGCTTTGCCGTACATTGGCATTAAACGCTCTGCCAAACACCAGCGTAGCGCCATTGAATAGCCTTGTGGTAGGGCTATCGTGTCGTACATAGTCGTATATCGTTGGAATATCGTACTTGTAAAGATGTGCATTTCACCCTGAGAAGGGTTTGGCCACACATATAAGTTACCAAGTATTTCAGATGGTTGGTAATAAACCGCTTTAGGCCAAGGGCCGTTTAGCGTCTTTAAACCAATCATTTCATAGTCTTCTAGGTTTAAAACCGCTACTGGGTAATCCAAACCACCATTGACTATTGGCTGACCATTTGAATTAGTGTTAATCCGCACAAAAGCAGAATCTAACGCCAATGGGCGCTCGTAGTAACCAGTAATCGTGGTAGATGCTACTGTCTGGTTAATGTTTAACTGGTAAGTGCCTGCTTCATTGATGTTGTTACCAGCGCCTGTAAGGAATTGCACAATCTTTGTGCCTGCGGTGATTCCTGTACCAGTTAGGTATTGGCCTAAGTTAATCGCACCAGAATTGATGGAGGTAACTGTAAGAATGTTGCCAGAAATAGAGCCAACAAAATTAGCGTTAATGTTTCCAGTTGGGCCAATCGTGTATTGGGTCTGACCAGCCGTAATCGGAAACACAATCTCCGACTTATAGAAAACCATCATGTCCTCGTTAGACCATTGGTCAACAAGGTCATTAAGCATATCAAAAGCGTCTTGTGCAGCTTCTGGGGTTGGGGTCTCACCCGCTTCTAATGCACCAATATCCTTTAGGGCGCGTGAAATAATGTCTATGGGCGCTGTCATGGTTTCTCCAAGGTAAATACTTGAGGTTTCCATGGTGCTACCACGGGTTTCTGAACCGCTATCTGTTCAGCAAGCCGCTTTTTTATTAGGCACTCACCACCAACCGATGTTGCTTCTTCTACCCATTGAGACACCATTTCCTCTGTAACTTCAGAAAATGGAATCTTGCCTTCTGGTTCGTCAAAAGTAACATATCCTTCGGTTTCGACAGAATTCACCCCATCAAAACCGACACAATGATATTTTACAGAAGTTATTACTTCTTTGTCGGCAAAAACATCTAGAATTTTCCAAGCGTAGTTCATTTATTTATCCGCTGGTTGTGGCGTGTTGCCTTCAGCCACCCACTTTAAATAGGCTTGGTAGTCTGTGTTAGCGGGGTCAAATGGGATGCACATAACAACAGCGTTGTCTATCAATTTAAAAACAGATGTAGCAGAAAATAATTTATATGTAATCATTACAACTCCGCAGATAGTTGGATTCTTGACGCTGAACTAGATGCTCTAAGCACATAAGGTCTATATTGTGTAATGCCTGTTGCAGTACCAGACCGCATTTGTGTATTTTGTAATGATGTCCCACCAATTCCTAATGTTCCAGCGGCATTATCGGATGCGGCATCATTGAAATACCAATTTCCAACTTGAGTTAAAGATGGCGCACTTCTCATTGTAAAAAGATATGTAAAACAACCTTCGGCTGTTGTTGAGTTGTATCCTAGGCCAGACCAAGGCGCATAATCAGAACTTGTTGTTCCACCCCAAGATTGGAAATATCTCTGACATAACTGCAACTCAGTACCATAAGGTCTGTAATCAAAAGATGTTGCGGTACTGCCTTTTTCT